CACCGACAAGATCGGGGTTTACTGTATTCCAATTTGATCCATCGTAAATACGAGTTGTGTTGTCGCTTGTGTTGAAATACCAGTCACCCGCAGTAACTGCATTGCCATTACCATCTACGGTAGGGTTAGAAGTAGCAGTGCCAAGGTACAAACCATCAATAGCTTCTTTTGCATTTTCTGCAGCAGTAGCACTAGAAGCCGCTGCTGTTGCTGAGTTTGCCGCTGCTGTAGCGCTGGACGCTGCTGCTGTTGCAGAGGTAGACGCATTGCTTGCGCTGGTAGACGCTTCAGATGCTTTGGTAGTAGCCGTAGTTGCTGAAGAGGCCGCATTAGTTTCTGCTGTTTCTGCGGCTGTTTTAGCTGTTTCTGCTGCAACTTTTGCAGCTGTTGCCGAGCTTGCACTAACACCTGCGGTAGTTGCGCTTGAAGATGCATTACTAGCTGAAATACCAGCCGAGGTAGCTGATGAACCTGCGGCAGACGCACTGTTTGTTGCATTTGTTGCTTGAGTGGATGCTGTACTAGCAGAAGAGGCCGCATTAGTTGCAGAAGTTGCTGCTTCTGAAGCTTTAGTTGAAGCAGTGGTTGCACTACTTGCTGCTTCTGAAGCTTTTGTTGAGGCAGTCTGAGCATCAATAGCTACCTGTGAAGCTACCGCATCAGTAGTTGCATCACCAGTGCCGCCTTCTCCGCGAAAGATACCCATAGACTACTCCAAAAAAAGAAAAGAAAAAGGGGCCATTGCTGACCCCCTGTGGATTACTCGTCGCAGACTGCGAGAATGAATCCAGCTTCTGGACGGTATACTTCTACACCGTACAGAGTGTCCGAAGTGAACAGTGTTGACAGGTATTCCTGCTTGTACTGTGTCTGTGAACGGACAGCCATTTGCTCTGCCATTACGAGAGCATCTTGGTGGAAGAACAAGCAACCACGAACATCAGCAGTAGAAGAGGTGTTCTGTGCTGCTGCTTCGATTACTGGAGCGTTGCTTGAAACGTAGATGTCTACGCCGTATAGGTTACCGATAAGGCCAGACTCTACACTACGTCCGCCTACGAAGTCCGAAGACACGTAACGCGTGTTGCCCAAGATAGACTTACGTACTGCAGGTGGAACAACTAGGACACGATTTTCCATAGGAACATCAGCGTCGTCCATCAACTTGATAGCCTCACGGAAACCAAGGTCAGTAAAGTTATCACCTGAAGTTACTTCATCAACAGCGTAAGCAGTAAGACCAGTAGCAGCATCAAAGTAATAGCTGTTGCTGTTAACCCAGTTAGCACCAGTGTTAGCTGGAGACTGTGTACGAGTACCGTTACCAAAGCCAGTAGCAGCGTTGATAAGGTCAGTGTCTACTTTAAGAGCAAGCTGGTAGCCAGCATCTTCAGTGTAGAACTGACGAAGGCTGTTAAGAGCCTGTACTTCTACGATGTCTTCAATCAGACGTGAGTACTCGAAGTGACGATCAACAGTGATAGTCAATTCTGACTCAAGGTTTGCTTGAATCTGTACAGCAGCAGCTTCTGTTTTTGCAGATGCCGCACCACGAGTAGGCTTAGGAATGTGGATTACATCGCCTTTCTTGCCAGCCATTTGAATGCGCTTAACAAGAGGAGCCATCTTGAGGTTCTTTTGGTATGCAGCAATAATCTCGTCACTCCAGATTTCTGGAATAAACGTACCCGCTGCGGTTTTGTCTACTACAGCATTAGCTGTAAAATAGGCACCGGAAGTTTCGTTAGCCATGATTAATCTCCTTTAGATTACTTGACTCGACCCTCCGCGTATGCTTGGAATATTTCATTAGACAAAGACTGATAACGCTCGGGATCTGTTTTCATTAGTTTAATAATGTCGGCCCTACGATATGTTTTCTTACGAGGTGCAGAGTTATTTCCTCTTGCGTTACCTGTATTAGCTGCCTTTACTTGCTGTTTACGTGCCTGTTTTTCAACTTGGGCAGTTTGCTGCGCTACTGTCTTTCGCTCCTTCCAGAGTGTAAAGAGTTCGTCTGCAGAGTCAGCGTCGTATTGTTGATCAGCCGCTACAAATAGTTGAGTCCTAATTTTAGATGCCTTGATCCACTCTGCAAACTTAGGATCACCAAGGATCTGCTGCATATCTGGATGTTTAGCTTGAAGCGTAGCAAGAGATGATTGCTTCTTGTACTGCATTGAGTACTCTTCAGCTTCTCTAATTTTAGGATGATTCTCAATTGCTCGATTAACTGCACCTTGAGGATCTGTAAAATAATCAATATCGTCTTCAGGCTCAACGTGTTGTTGAGGTGCTGGATCGGGTACTTGACTAGCAATGTAGTCATCTACCACTTTACGAAGCTCTCCTACTTCAGAAGATTGACGACCTAAAAGCTTTTCAGCTTCTTGGTGCATCTGTACTACTTCTTCTAAAGACTTACCTTGGTACTTTTCTGGTAAGGTTGATTCAGGTTCTGGAGGTTGCTCAACTTCTTGTTGAATCTCTGTGGCTTCGATTTGTTCAACTTGATCGGTGTTTTCCTCTTCAGGGGACTGATCAATTAGCGTTGCTCTTGACATAATTAAACTCCGTGATCATTATCATTATGGAGACTTGTTTTTACCTGCTTTTTCGTGTTCTCGTACCCATTTCATGTGCTGACCGGGGAAGTCCCCTGAAGCACCGTCAAGGTGAAAAGACGGGGCAGATACCATTTTAGTAGCATTAGCGCCACAACCGCACCTACTGGTTGTAACGCCAGACTCTACCATTTCTTCAAAGACATGCCCGTTTGTACAACGGAAGTCATATATTTTAAACATCTACTGGACCTTCAGCTTCAACTTCAGCTTGCTCTCTGGCAGCTTCTATTGTAGACTGTAGATTAATAATAGTTGCAAATGCAGCAACTTGGCCTTTACGATAATACAAATCTTCTAAATCTTTTACTGATTGTATATCTGCTAGTTGTGTTGCATTGCTAGAAAGTTCTTGTACGAGTTGTTTGAAACCTTCGTGGTTAAAAAGTTCGTTATAATTATTAAAATAAGTTTCAAGCTCTGGAGTCATATAGTTCTCTATTGTTATAATATATAGTTATATTATATCATACTTTTATGCATTTGTCAAGCATTTCTTGTCTTTTTTCTGCGACGGCCTGATGCAGTAACAGCGTGTTTAATTCTAGCGGGTCCAGTTTTGCGACGAGCGGAAGATGCTTTTTCAGCTTTAGTCATTTTAGCGGCGACAGCTTTAGGACGGCAAGAAGGATAAGGACGGTTAGATTTACCTTTTTTTGCAGACTTACGACCACACGGCTTACCTGTTTTAACGTCTACCCACTCTTCCTTAAACCACTTTTTAAGTGCTGCACCTTTCTTACTTTTTCTTACGGCCACTTTTATTACCCCAGTTTTTAGCTCCTACCTTTCGGCATTTTGCTACTGCACCAGAAGCATACGCGGAAGGCCAAACTTTATATCTAGCCTTGACCTTTCGCGCACAAGCATCGTTAGCTTTCTTTTTTTTGGCTGGCATTTTACCTACCTCTACGGCTTCCTGTACCTCTGCTTCGGGTTGCGGGGCAAGCCTTCTTTTTCTTTTTAGGTGGTCGTCCTACTTTGCTTCCATATGTTCCTTTTCCCATTGGCATAGTTATCTCCTTACCATTTTTTACATGACCAGTATCTGGCTGTTAGTTTGCTAGGTGGGTTTGTGTCACACTTGTGACGCGCTCTAAATGATTTACGTCGTCCGGGTTGGCTTTTCTTAATAGTCATCTTGGCATCACCAAAACGAATAGTTTTAGTCTTATTGCCTTCTTTAGCGACTACTACAAACTTTTTAGTAGGATGATTAGGCGTCCGCTTTGGTTTGTTGTACCCGCTTACGCCTGCCCGTGCTAGTTTTGGATCCTTCGACTTTGGCATTACTGAGTTCCTCTATCTGCTTCTCCAATTTGTCCAACCGGGCGAACTGGTCGCTGAAGTTGTGGTTGATTTGCTCTAGGAGGATTTGCATTTCTTTCTGTGTTATCAACATTATTTTTACCTTTTATTTCTTCTTCTTTTAGTAAAGCATCGGCAACGCGCATGCGTCGTTCAAACTCTTTGTCTTCCTGATCACCTTCTTTAAGGTTACGGGTAATTGCATTGATCTTGTCAATTTGAAGCTCTTCAGGAACAACCGCTGCTTCTGCCGCAAGCTTAGTAGCTCGTGCTTGAGACTCTTGTGCTTGAGCAGCCAGAGCAGCAGTTTGTGATTGCTGGAACTGTAGTTGAGCTTGTTGTAATTGCTGCATTTGCGGATTAGGTTGCATAGCTTGTTGAAGTGCAGCAAGCAGTTCTTCTCGATTAGACAAGTTCATGTTGTCAATAACAGATTGAATTAGTGTGTTGTACAGTGGTGAGTCTTTACCCATAGTCTGTAACAACTGGACAAGCTGAGTAACTTCGTACTCACGAGCAATAATTCCTAGTGTACTGCTGGCATTGAACTTATAGTCTGAAACGGGGTAGTTTTCAGGATCAAACTGCATGTACCGATGTGCAGCTTTTTTAACAAATGGGATAAGAAATGACTGTTGAAAGTTAATTAGTGTGCGTTTGTGGCGTTTAATAATAGCGCCAAGAGACATACTAATACCAGCGGCAGTAGCTTCGCCGTTAACCTGACCCGCAATTCCTGCTGAGTCAACGGCTCCTGTTGCCTGCTGTACCATTTGCTGCAATGCTCCTGCTTGAGCAAAAGTGATTTGATTGACTTGCCCAAAGTTGAAAGGCTGTAAGACATCTTTAGGATCTCCATTAGTCAATATCATCTTACCGGGACGTACCTCAGGTTTTGCACCGCGAGGTAGTCTAGTAGCGTCAACAGCCATCATTGGATGAATAGTAAGGCTCAATGCATCAATACGCGCACGTAGTTCTGTATCAAGAGCTTTCTGACTGTTGTAACCTTTTTCGCAGACTCCACGACCCCAGAAACGTCCGGGTACTACGTCCCAAGGAAAAGCAACTACAGGACGGTCTTGCATCATGTAGGGATTTGCTTCTGCTTTAAGCAATGTACCGCCGTTAGCAATAACAACTATAGCTTCTACATACCTTGACTTAGACTCTTCAGTAGTTTCCTCATCGCTTCCATCGGTAGCTTCTTCAAGCAACTCTCGTGGTACTAGGCCATAGTACTTAGTAAGACGGACCTTGTCATCGTTGTAAATTGTAATGTCTTGATCAGGCTCAAGATCAGTGTCAGGGGCTGCATTACCTATGTAAGTATCAATATAAACACCTTGTTCTTGTAACATTTCAACATGGTGCTTGCTTACAAACTCGTCAATAGCTACGCCCATAGCGTCGTCTACAGAGGTAGCTACAGGATCAATTAGGAAGTTTTGAGGAAGTACAGGCTTTAGCTTAACAACTACTCTGTCAGCAATGTTTACTCCTACTGCTTGTAGGTCACCGCCCATTATAGGTTGCGTAGCAGGAGCCATTTCCTTGATTTCTTCAATAACAATCTCACCGATACCTGTACCAAACACTGCTGAGTTAATAAGACATTCAGCTACAGATTTACGGACCATACAGTTTTCGAAGTCTTCCATAAGTTTGTTACGGAGAAACTGTACGTCTTGTTTGTTAGTGTCTCCGGTGTTGTCGGAAACATCAAACCATTTGCCTCTACCAAAAGTAGCTTCTTCTAGTTCTGCTACATTAGACTCAACTGCCTGTTGAAGTGCAGGAGAAATAATGCGGGAACGCTCAGACTTACGCTCACTGTCAGCAGGATCCCATATACCACGCCATAATCTATAATATTCTTCAAATTTGTATTCATAATTGCTTTCGTAATAATCCCTCCAGTCTTCGCATTTAACCATTACCCAATCTTCTAGGGCTTCTTGGATCATCAGAGGGTCTTGTTCGTATATTTCACTCATATTAGTATCCTGCTACTACGTCTAAGATTTCGTGGTCTTCGATTTCGTATTCGTAGTCGTAAGCCACATTTGCCAACTGGTCAACGTAAGCTAATGCGTCTACCAAGTCGTCATGGGTTAATGGGTCGGGAAACTGAAATAGTTGATCAAGAAATTTACTATTCCAGCTTCCCCTATTTAGTGTAATCTGTCCGTTTTCAAATCGTCCTTGCAATGCCCACATAATACGATCTGTTTTAGTTTTATTTTTATGACTTAACTCTTCTACTCTAAAAAATATACCGTAGCGTTTTTGTAAGTCAAGTAATGGCGACATTATTGCGTTCCTAGATATACCTCTTTCGATACCAACGGAAATGGGACGGTAATCTCTAACGGCCTGAAATATTTTGGAAGCGGTCTCTTCGGTTGTCCAGACTCCGTGAATAATATTATCAACATACCAACCGTGAGAATTAACCTTAACAATTGCAATTGCTGCTTCGTCTGCTTTTGCGTTTTTACTTTTTTTGGTGGCGGTAGGGTCCAAGTAGTTTGCCAAGTCTGCGGCAATGTAATAATCTCCTATTTCAGGTTCGTCGTCGCTAAAAGAGATCCAGTCCTCTTTAAACATTTCTGAACCACGCGCTTCAAACGACGCCATAAATTCTTGACGAAACGCATAAGATGACATAGACTTTTTAGCAATGTCGATTTCAGACGAATCAAGAATTGGGTTATCGTAAGAAGTAAAGTGCCACGCTTTATAAGTTTCATCGTCTCCCAGTTCCGCATATTTGTATAGTTCGTAAAAATGGTTTCTTCCCATAGGTGTGCCTATAAACATTGCACATCCTTTTTGGTCAGCCAAGGCGGGTCTCAGAATCTGCTCAAAGACCTCTGGCTTCATGTCTGCGTATTCATCAAGTACTAAGAACTTGAGGCTAACTCCGCGCATTGTTTCGGGGCGGTCGGCTCCCTTGAGACTGATAGTGGCTCCATTAATAAGCTTAATTTGAAGATTATTAACATGACTACCACTGATAACATCATGCCCGAGATCGAGAAGGGTGGACCACATGATGTCTCTGGCTTGTCCCTGAGTAGGTGCGACGTAAAATACATGGCCTTTTTCCGCTTGCAATGCGTTAACAATTAACATCCACGCTGCTAATCTAGACTTTCCAGTACGTCGTCCAGCAGCTACTATTTTAAATCTTGTTGGATCGGCCCAGACTTCTTGTTGCCAAGGCAGTAGTTCTATATTTAAATCCATTAATACAACCAGATAACCGGAGCAGTGCCTCTAGTATCCACGTGTATAAAATCATCGTCTACCCCTATGCCTGTAAATCCTAGTCTTAAGGCATTGGACACAATAGCGTAGCGGTGGGCGGCATTCGTTATTTTTATGTCAGCCGCAATCCCTTGGGCATGTGTTCCCGGCACCGCCTTTTTCATTTCTATAGGGTGCTTGGTTGGATGGCGATAACCTGACGTTATCTGCATAGGGAACCCACACGCCTCCCGCAATTTATCGAGCTTTTCTAAAAACTCTTGCTCCATATTATTGGTGCCAGTAACTTGACAATCGAACTCTTCGCGCTTAAAGTACTTAAGACTCATTCACTACTTCCCCTTCAATTGTTGTGGGTTGTTCGACATCGACTGTGCCAACACCAGTAATATTAATTTGAATGGCGCTTCTACCACCATCCTTAACAATATCTTTTTCAAACGCAGCAACAGGAAGGATTCTATCCATTACCAGCTTCCATGCTGCTGATTGATTCTTATGTTCTGGGTCTAATGCTGCATCAAATATTGCATCCATCACGGCGCGGGAGCGGGGCGAGTTTAACATCCTTGCCTTGTACTCGTTGATGATTGCTGCATCGCCTTTAGGTCGTCCAACTGCTTTTCTGTTGCCCTTTGTCTTACTAGAAACAGAAGACTTCTTAGGACGACCAACAGAGTTCTTTTTAATGTCCATACTGTATAGGCTCTACCTTGTTTTCTTTTTGGTTTGTTATCTATACTTGTGGGTAATATGCATAAGTAAAAATCCTAATGCATCGTACTTCCGCTATAGCTCTATATATACATATATTATAGCATACTTTTTTAGATTTGTCAACCCCCTGTAGGGAAAAACATTGTATTTACAGTACAGATTCTATGGTTTTACAGTGCAGATTATACATATCTCCCTGGATTATAATAAACCTTTGATATATAACTAAAAGTACTAATACTAGCATAGCCCAATTTTGCTCTTTTTTGTGTCTAGGAAGGACCGTGACGTCGATGCGTCGTTGCAGCCCCTCCCCCGTGCCTTTGCAATTCAACATTTCAACGCCGCTCTTTATCGCTCTCGGTCGGTCATCGGCGAATGTGAGAGTCTAGGAAGGACCGCATAGCCATGCGAATCTAAAATTAATCTGGATTAATTCTTGGTAGGTCACTTGACCGGTATCCCGAAATCGACGATACTCAAGGGGTCGGGCAATGACGCACGGCATATTCATTTGGTAAATAGTTCAAAGGAGAACATAACCATGACAAATATCGAAACATTAGGTACACGAATCGCTAAGGCAATGATCAAAGAGGACAACGCAGTAGCTAAGGCGCGACTAACTACCCTTGAGAAAGTTGGTAACGAGGTAATCAAGGCAGCGCAGTCTGGCATTACTAAGGCGGACCTTAAGCCACTACGCGCTAGCATCATTTCGCAGTACATCGACGCGGGTAACGAGGAATCATCCGCGAAGGTACAAGCCTCACAGGTTATGCGATTGGTAAAGGTAGCGGCGAATCTGGATAAAAAGTTATCCGACTATCACGAGATCCAGACAGTAGAGGACGGTATCGCCGTCATGTCTCACGCCGTTAGCTATGCGACGTCGCTGAAGACAGCATACGAAGCGCTGGCAATACCTAAGGCGGACGATGTCGCAAGCGATGCTGAAGTAGCGTCGGAGTCTGAATCCAGCGAGCCAACAGCGAATGATGCCAGCCCTATCGGTCATCTGTTCTCTGAATTCTTGCAGAAGGCATACGATAACGGGCATACGAAGTTTGAAATCGCTCACTATCTCGCAGAGGTATCGATTCAGCTTCACAACGACGCCGAATAAACCGCCACACCGTAGTAGTAACCTTGACCGCCTTCGGGCGGTTTTTTTGTGCCTGTCATTTACGCTTGACACTGTGGGGTGATGGGTGATTTGACACCATTATTCCTATTTGAGATAATAGGTAGGTCGGTTATTCATTCTGTTTATATGGCTGACAAAAATTAATCCAGATTAATTCTGAGAGGGCATCAACATGATGATTAAATTCTTAAGTGGTCGCGAAGATAACGAGCGGTTGGGTATTGTTCCTGCGTTCTTTGCACAGGGCGTCATCGCCGCGAGGTTTGCTGGTGGTGGCATTGCTACCGTCGCAGATGAGATGAACGAAACGTACGGCATGGGCGGATTCAGTGATCATTGGAAGGGTGACATCGACGATAACGGTGTGTACCACAATGAACACGAGAAGATGGAGCCATTCGCTAGTGTGTCGTTTGGTGGGTGGACAATGTGGGCGTATCCACATCAGATATTCGGCATCAAAGACAACGTGGGCAATCAACGTGTAGGGAGGTTTGACTAATGGAAAATGCACAGAAAAAACTAGACGCTTTGCGTGTTGCTAGTGATGCAATGTCGTCAGTCTTAACTGTAAACCCGCGAGCATTTGATGAGCATCCTGAGGTGTTCGCTATGCTTGCTGATCTTAAACTGGATCTAATCGATATCATCGATGAGGAGAGGTGGGGTAATGGTTAGTATCACAAAGGCGCAACAGCAGGCGTTGTTGCGGAAGTGGAGGGATCACGACAACGGCATGACGTACCGACAATTCAGGCGTAGTGTTGAGCCTATGATTGGTGGTGATGGTGCTGTCGTGGTGAAGTGGTGGACGATGTGGTTATGCATCGAACCTAACGGTTACGTGTGTACATAGGGAGGATGTATGGGAAGATTTAAAAAGCCTTATCGGTCCACTTACCTTGGGTTCTGGAGTCAGAACAGTGAGTGGCACCAGCAGTGTGATGTGTGCACAACCAAGGTGGTGTTTGATTGGTTGTTGTATGACACAGTTAGTAAGAAAAACATTTGTAATAAATGTAGAGGAGAGAAGTGATGGACATTCATTGTAGACATTGTGGTGAACCGTGGGATCATGACGAGCTTCATGATATTGAGGACACGTCATACAAGGATGCGGTCAAGTTGTTCTTAAAGCATGGGTGTGGAGCGTTCGGTTTCGAGCCGCCACTACCAACGTGTAGGCGCAGTCCTATCTATCCACCTGAGATGATGGAGCTAATACGTGTGGCGCAGGATATGTCACCGTACCCTGATGAGTGGAGCAGTCCCGATGAGATTGAGATGATGCTAGAAGTAGCAGAGGAGATGTTCTGATGGGAGAAGTAGTAGATCTGTTTAACAAGAAGAAGGTATCAGCTAGGTGTATGTCATGTGGTGATGTGCATACGCGCATCGTTGACGGTGATGCATGGAACTGGTACATTAATAGTAAGCGACTGGTGCAGGATCTCTTTCCAGATGAGGACGTGTGGACGAGAGAGATACTCATTGCCGCTCGCTTAGACTTAGGTATACAGGGCAGGTGCAGTCTGTATATGTGTAAGAAGTGTTGTGATGAATGGGAGGAGTAACTATGAATGTGAAAGAAAGGCAGGTGGCAGAATGCTTTGTTGACGTAGTCCTACGTGACCCGGACAAAAGTATTACTGTCTGTGGTGAGGGTGAAGGCCCAGATGTTGAGCGTTCACGTGAGCATTCCACTGTGCTAGACAACATGGGTGAGTGTGACTACGATGACGTTACTGTGTGGAGCCGTAAAGAACACAAGTATGTAGCGTGGTTCATGTTTGTGTATGGCAACGTGGAGGATAATAACTTTGATAGTTATCCAATTGAGGTGATCAGTGACTACTCATCCGGTGAGTATGCTGATAGTATTTACAATCAACTAGAGGAGATGACTAGCCATGACTAGTACTTTGTTAACAAGTAGGGAAGAAGTAGTGGAGCATCGTCGGCGCATCAATACGATACGTGGTGCCATTGAGTACGATGTAATCAACAGTCCGATTAACACTGAGTTCGAGGAGTTAGAAGTAATACTCGACGAAGCAGTGCGTAAGTTGGATGAGATCGATGACAAGATGAAGGAGCATGTGTACGTGTATGAGGTGACTATCACTGTCAGTCGTTGCGTCAAGGTCAAGGCTCGTGATGAGGATGATGCGGAGCAAGCCGCAATGGACTTCGCCATCAACGAGTTGGATTGTACTATTGACTGGAACGAGGACGATGTGCAGGTGTGTCGTGATGAAGATGAAGAGACCACTTCGGTCTATGATGTGGAGGTGTAAATATGAAGACCAGAGAATTGTATGAGTGGTTGACAACATGTCCTACTGATGATTATGAGATACTTGCTCACATGGACTGTACCGACGAGAATATTGTTGTTGTCTCTTTTCCAGTAGACAAGCTTATAAAAGAGGAGGAGTAATGTATGGCTATTGATACGTGGTTCAATGTGCAGAAGTGGAAGGATGATGTGTATGACTGGGTAGATCGTAGCCCTGATGGGTCTGATTGGTACAGTACGTTTGACAACGCGAAGTACTTCTGCGATAGTTACAACAACAACGGCGAGGTGTGCCGTGTAATCAGAGAGGAGGTGATCTATGATCCCAACCGTAAGAAAGCTGCTAGATACTAGCAAGGCATTGGGTAACCCTAAGGTACGGAAGAGTGGTATCAGTGAAGCTATCCGTATGGCATCGTTGACTATGCATCCTGACACCGTGTTGTGTGCAGGATCTAAGGCGGCGGGCTGTATGGATGACTGCCTGAAACTATCCGGGCTGGGTGGTGTGTACCCTTCAATCAACGAGGCGAGGCAGAAGCGTACCGACTACTGGCATGCGGACCAGTCCTCTTTTTTAAATCAGCTTAAGCGTGAGTTGTATAACTTTCAGTTGTTGTGTGCGAAGCAATCCGTGCAGGGTGTGGTGAGACTCAACGTCATGTCCGACATTGCGTGGGAAGACTACGACATACCGCAGGAATTTAGCGGCTTGCAGTTTTACGACTACACCAAGAGGGCAAGTAGGTTTCATCATGAGCTACCAGATAACTACAGATTGATGTTCAGCTACAGTGGGAAGGAGTCCTATCGTAAGCAGGTGCAAAGTTTCTTGGAGTCTGGCAGCGATGCGCCGATGGCTGTTGTGTTCAGGCACAAGACTTTCCCGTGGACGTTTATGGGTAGAGAGGTAATCAACGGTGACAACTCAGACTGGGTTAACGTCAATCACCGTGGTGTGGTAGTGGGTCTTGTGGCGAAGGGGCCAGCAAGAGGTAACGACAACGGTTTCGTTGTAGAGAATGACATCATCGTGTCTGGGTAATGGGGGAGGTTTCTATGGGACGTGAACAATGGGAAATATGGCATGACGATTACCAAGATTATTGGGAAGGTGATCGTTGTATCTGGGACTATGCAGAGGAGTATCACGAGGAGGATGATATCTCCAAGTACAAGGAGGAGAGAGACAGTGGGAAAGAGGAGTAGTTATCTTACGTACCACATGACACATCAGGAGATCGCGGACGAGCTAGGTATCAGTCGACAGATGGTGCGTATCATTGAGCATCAAGCGTTGACAAAGCTGAAGAGATCAGGCAAACTACGTGCTTTCTTGGAGCATATTAATGACGAGCAGGAGATAAGGTATGGGAAGGAATACACGCCGATATGTTAAGACGCACAAACCGCGCAGTAAATCAAGAGGTAATACTGACAACAATCGCATTAGCAAAAAGCGAAGAAGTGTGGTATACTACTAACTATATAGTCTATACAGTAAGTACTATGTATTAGTATTAAGTATTAATAATACATAGTACTTCTACATTGGGAGGTAACATGGAACAAGCAGAACGTACTCGTATGATTGAAGAGTTGACTGAAGATCATATGTATAACATCAACTACATGGAGGCAATGAACATGTTGTTTAATCTTTTTGCGATGGAGTTTGAAGCGTTGGAGGATGAGCAACTTAAGGCTCGTTACCTTTCTCGTTTTAGTAATAATCAGGAGGTGCATTGATGGCTTTCGTGGAGCTTCACCAGAAGTGTAATGATTGTGGATCTAGTGATGCGTTGTCCTACAATGAGGATGGGTCTAGCTATTGTTTCGCATGTGCTACGTTTACCCCCTCACCAGACGGCGCAGGAGGCTCTGTGAGCGACATTAACGACTATCGAGTACCTAACCCTAGGGTTAAAACAGTCGAGCTTAGAGGGCAATCTAGGAGCTTACAGGACAGGGGTCTCGATGCACGTACAATGGAGAGGTACTCCACCACCTTGTGTGGTGACGAGGTACACTTCGGATACTACACCCCAGATGGGGAGTTGACTGCAGTGAAGAAGCGGACACCTGATAAGAAGTTCAGTATCGAAGGGGACTGGAAACGTGCAGGTCTATTCGGTCAGCATCTCTTTCCTTCGGGTGGTCAATACATAACCGTGGTGGAGGGTGAGATAGATGCGCTCTCTGCTTACCAAATGTTTGGTGATAAGTATCCCGTAGTGTCCATTCGTAATGGGGCGCAGGGTGCGGCGGCGGATTGTCGTAGGGCGTATGAGTTCCTCGATCTATTCGACAACATCATCTTCTGCTATGACAATGATGAGCATGGGAAGAAGGCGGCACATGAGTGTGCAGATCTGTTTGGTGGTAAGGCGAAGATCTATCAACACGGTGAACACAAGGATGCCTCCGACTACCTGATGAATGCAGACAAGGATGACTTTGTCAAACGCTGGTGGGCTGCGAAGGTGTACACACCTGACGGCATGGTGATGATAGGGTCACTCCGTGAGGCAATGAAGAAGCCACTGATGGAGGCAGAGGTACGCTACCCTTACAAGGGACTGGATGATATGACCTTTGGCATCAGACCGACTGAGTTAGTTACTATCTGTTCTGGATCTGGGCTGGGTAAGTCTACGTTCATGCGTGAGCTAGTCTTCTCCATCGCGTCACAGACTAACGAGAGGATAGGTCTAGCTTTCCTTGAGGAGACACCTGACCGTACTGCTCGTGGACTAGTGGGTCTACAGATCAACAAACCAATACACTTGCCCGGATGTGATTACTCCCCTGATGAGGTAGAGTATGTATTTAATACGTTAGATCTAGATGACCGTGTTGTCCTATGGGATTCGTTCGGATCAAACCAGATAGAAAACGTGCTGGCTAGGTTCCGTTATCAGGTCAAGGTGCTGGGTGTGAGGTACATCATCCTCGACCACATATCGATACTGGTGTCGGATCAGGCTAACGGTGATGAGCGTAAGGCTATCGATGAGATCATGACCAAGCTACGTATGTTCTGTCAGGAGATGGAGATATGTATGTTTGTTGTTAGTCACCTACGTAGACCAGAAGGAAAAGGACATGAGGACGGTGCAGTCACCAGCCTTGGACAGCTACGGGGTAGTGCGTCTATTGCTCAGTTGTCTGACATTGTCCTTGGTCTGGAACGTAATGCTCAGGCAGAGGACAAGATGGTACGTAACACTACCAACGTGCGTGTGCTGAAGAACAGATTCAGTGGCATGACTGGACCATCCTGCTCGCTGCTGTATAATAAGGACTCAGGTCGATTGACGGAGATAATGGAGTGAGATGCGTTGCTTGTGATAAGATACTCAATGACTACGAACTAACACGTAGATTCACTGGGTCGGGGGAGTTCGTTGACTTGTGTGGTAACTGCAGTAGATTTCTAATCGAAGATGATGTTACCATTGAAGGCAACTTAGACTATGCACATTTATCAGACATGGAGGAATCATACGATGTCGAAGATGGGGAACTGGATAGTTACTCAGGAACAGAACTTGGAGATGAAGACCAATGGTAGAGAACTCACAGAGCGAGAAGAACTGGACCTTGCCTACTACGAATATAGTGTTCTTGGATATAGAAACGGATGGTCTCCAGCCATCGGTAATACACTGCGTGGTGACAAAGAGACCAAACGAGGATCACTTTCTCCATACCTGTAGGGAGTCACTGTTCGAGGAACTAGCTAGGGGTGGTCACGTATGCGGTCACAACTACATAGGCTTTGACGGACCTGTGCTGGAAAAGCTATGGGACATTCGGGTACATCCTGAACGTGTGCTGGATACGCTGGTGATGTCGAGGCTGTTCCATCCAGACGTACAAGGTGGTCACAGTCTAGCCACGTGGGGTGAGAAGTTACGTTTCCCCAAGGGTGATCATGATGATTGGAGTCAGTTGTCTGAAGCGATGATCCAGTACTGTATGCGCGATGTATCGGTGACAGAGAGGTTGTACGAAACACTGTGCATGCAACTACAGATGTATCACTTCACCGATACCAGTGTGTACCTTGAACATGCTGTTGCACACATATGCAGAGATCAAGAAGAGAATGGGTTTGCTTTCAATCTTACTGGTGCAAAGCAACTCGAACGTCAGCTTGAGACTAAGATGTTGGGGATAGAGGCAGCGTTACAGAATGTATTCCCACCCATTGCAGAAGAGCAGAGGTATCACAAGACAACAGGTAAGCCGTTGCCTTTGAAGTACCAGCACTTTAACGTAGGGTCACGTCAGCAGATAGCTGAGAGACTGACTCAGAGAGGTGCTGTATGGAAAGAGAAGACACCATCAGGCAAGCCCAAGGTGGATGAGTCTACTCTGAAGAAGAACCTACACGTGCCTGAGGCGAAGATGGTTTTGGAATATCTGACGCTACAGAAGCGACACTCGCAGGTGTTGTCGTGGATCAAGGCAGAGAACGGAGGACGTATACATGGGAGGGTTAAACATATCGGGGCAGTTACGGGGCGTATGGCTCATTCTAATCCTAATCTTGCACAAGTTCCTGCAGTGTATGCAGATTATGGTACTGAGTGTCGTAGCCTTTTTGTTGTTCCTCCTGACCGTGTCCTCGTGGGTGCTGATGCATCTGGTCTTGAACTACGTATGCTCGCCCATTACATGGATGATGAAGCGTATACGAAGGAGATCCTAGAGGGTGATATACACACGGCTAACCAGCATGCGGCTGGGCTGACTACAAGGGCGCAAGCTAAGACATTCATCTATGCGTTTTTGTATGGTGCTGGCAACGCCAAGATAGGATCTGTAGTGGGAGGCAACGCAAGAAAAGGAGGTGAGCTAAGAGATAAGTTCCTTGAGAACACACCTGCCTTGGCTAAACTACGAGAGGATACAGCAATGCAAGCAGGGTCTGGATTCCTAGACGGGCTGGACGGGAGACGGTTACGTGTTCGTTCTGCTCATGCTGCATTGAACACACTACTGCAGGGAGCGGGTGCAGTTGTAATGAAACAGGCAGTGATACACCTGTATGAATTACTAGAGCATGTTGACTTCAAGCTAGTAGCACAAGTCCACGATGAGTGGCAAATAGAGTGTCATCCTGAGGATGCTGAGTACGTAGGCAAAGCCGCTGTACAGGCAATCATTCAGGCTGGCGATACCTTCAACCTTAACTGCCCACTGGATGGAGAATACCGCGTTGGTAGTAGTTGGGCCGAAACGCATTAGCGTATTCTGTAAAAGTGTGGTATAATATTAATCTGGATTAATTAATAGGAGATCCTATGAGTGAAGCAAACATCAACCTGAAGTGCCAGCTTTACTGGCCTAGCCTTACTAGCAAGAATCAACTTGCTGATAAGTACACAGTTGACCTAGCTCTGTTGTCAGACGAGGCAGTAACAGCACTCGAAGACATGGGCTTGAAGGTAAACAACAAGGGCGACGACCGTGGTTACTACATCACGTGTAAGTCAAACAACAAGTACCGTGCGTTCCATCCTGACGGTGAAGAGATTCTCATCAAGGGACGTACTCCTTTGTCTGAGGATGACAACCCTGACATGGGTGTTATCGTTGCTAATGGTTCTGAAGCCAAGTGTCTTGTTGGTTTCTACGACTGGGAGTACATGAAGAAGAAGGGTCGTTCACCTACCCTACGTCGCATGGTTATCTCTAACGTAGTTGAGTACACACCTGACTTTGATCTAGAGGCGGCAGTGTGATACTGATCGATGGTGACATGCTTGTCTATCGTGTAGGCTTTGCCTGTGACGAGGAACCAGAGAAGATAGCAATCCAAACTATGGCTAACTATATCTCTGAGATAATCTCTGATCTGTCTGAGCATTACAACGATCACAGGCTGTACCTGACTGGCAGCAGCAACTTCAGAAACGAGGTTGCTGTTTCTCAGCCATACAAAGGTAGTCGTCCATCGCGTAAGCCAGTGCATAAAGACTTACTCCGTGAGTACATGCTCGATGCATGGAAAGCGGAACTCTCTGACAACATGGAGGCTGATGACTGCATAGCCATCAAGTCTACTGAGTTAGAACATAAGTCTATTATCTGTTCTCTTGACAAAGACTTTTTGCAGATACCCACTAAGATATATGACTACACCAAGAAGGTCATGAAGGAAGTTGACGAGCGCTCTGCAACAGAGTGGCTGTATCGTCAGTCCTTGATGGGTGACAGGGTGGATAACATCGCAGGGGTACGAGGCGTAGGTCCTAAGAAAGCAGAGAAAGCACTAGCAGATTGGACAACAGAGAGGGAACTATATGAGCGGTGTCTTAAGTTATACGAAGACAATGAACTCAGTGCTGATAGACTTTATGAGAACCTTCAGCTTTTATACCTTCTCAGATCTTCTGATGACAAGTATAGGATACCTGATGAAGTTTGACAGTAACCTAGAAAAGAAGCTGTACGCAGAGATGAAGAGTTGTACTTATCATCCTGCACAGAAGATCAGCTACATCATACCTAAGATGTACGAGCCTGACTTCTGTTACAACAGTAACGGATGGATGACGTACATAGAGGTAAAAGGCAGATTCAGAACTAGAGAGGAGGCGCGTAAATACGTAGAGGTACGTAAGGCGCTAGGTAAATATGAAGATCTTGTATTTGTATTTCAGAATCCTAACACACCTATGCCGGGATCGAAGAGACGTAAGGACGGTAGTCGTTATCGTATGAGAGACTGGGCAGAGAAGAATGGATTCGATTGGTATACACCAAGTACTTTACCTAAGGAGTGGCTATGACTAGGCACTTAGTAATACCTGATACACAAGTAAAACCTGACAGTAACTGGGATCATATGTACTGGGCAGGGCGCTACGCCGCAGCAACTAAACCTGACGTTATCATTCATCTGGGGGATCACTGGGACATGCCAAGTCTCAGTAGCTATGACGTTGGGAAGAAGTCGTTCGAAGGTAGACGCTATGTCAATGACATTGAAGCTGGTAACATGGCAATGGAAGCGTTCATGTACCCTATACGTAACGAACAAAAGCGGCTACGTAAGGGTAAAAGACGCACATGGAAGCCTCGTATGGTGTTCCTGTTAGGCAACCACGAGTACAGAATAGAACGAGCTATCGAGTCTGACGCCAAGCTAGACGGTTTGATGTCGTATAGCGACTTCTTCTTAGAGAACTGGGAAGTGGTTCCTTTTCTTGAGCCTATTATTATTGATGGCATTGCCTACTGTCATTACTTTACTAGCGGTGTGATGGGTCGTCCTGTTACTACTGCAAAACTAATGTTACAAAAGAAGTTTATGTCGTGTATCATGGGACATGTTCAGGATAGGGATATAGCTTATGCAAGAAAAGCAGATGGAAGTAGTATTACTGGTTTGTTCGCTGGCATTTTTTATACTCATTCTGAGGATTATCTAAACCCCCAGACTAACGGTAGCTGGTCAGGTATCTGGATGTTGAACGAAGTAGACAACGGATCCTTTGACGAGTTACCCATTAGCATCAACTACCTCAGGAGAAAGTATGGATGACGTTCGACGAGTTGTTAGAACACGTTGCCGAACATTACGATGAGGTAACAATCATGGAAGCACTAGAGATTACATCAGAAGATTTGGTAGAGCGGTTCGCAGATCGTGTGCTAGAAAAAGTTTACAAGTTTAAGGAGATGGAATGAGTATTGATGACGCAAGTCCCGAAGAGTGGGATACAGTAAGAGCGCTTAACAACCTATCAATCAGAAAGAAGCCAGACCCGGTGGATCGACCAGACCACTACAACAAAGGTGCTATAGAAGCTATTGAAGCTATCAAAGCATCTATGCCAGACAATGAGTTTAATGGTTATCTTAAAGGTAATGCATTGAAATACTTATGGCGCTACGACTACAAGGGCAAGCCAGTGGAAGACCTACGCAAGTGCCGTTGGTACATCGACAGGCTTATAAAGGAAGTGAACAGATGATAGAGTTTTTTATAATTGCTTTTATTTGTTTCGGCCTTGGGTACACCGTTGGACATCATGTAGGAACTGAAGGAAATTAATATGGATGCATATCAGCAATACATTCACAAGTCAAGGTACGCTCGTTACCTGCCAGAGGAGCAGCGACGGGAGACTTGGGAAGAGACAGTAAATAGATACCTAAACTACTGGTGTGACCGTGTAGATCTCAATGAGTTTGACCAATCAGAGATCTTTCAGTCTATCCACGAGCTAGATGTAATGCCTTCCATGAGGGCACTTATGACTGCAGGAGAAGCACTTGACCGTGACAATGTCGCTGGGTTTAACTGCTCCTACTTGCCTATCGACCACCCCAAAGCGTTTGATGAAATGATGTACGTCCTTATGTGTGGTACTGGCGTAGGGTTCAGCGTTGAACGTCAATACGTATCTAAACTACCAGAAGTTGCGGAGGATTTCCATGACACCGATACCGTTATACACGTCGCCGATTCTAAAATTGGCTGGGCTAAAGCCTACAGAGAACTTATCAGCTTGCTCTATTCGGGTCAGCTTCCAAAGTGGGACGTATCTGGAGTACGACCTGCAGGGGCAGCACTTAAAACCTTCGGCGGTAGAGCATCTGGTCCAGAACCTCTTGTCGATCTCTTTAACTTTACCGTTGAGGTCTTTCGCGAAGCTCATGGACGTAGGCTCTCCTCAATTGAATGCCACGATCTCTGCTGTAAGATTGCACAGATCGTCGTCGTCGGCGGGGTTAGGAGAAGCGCTCTCATCAGTCTGTCTAACCTCACTGACGATAGACTCCGACGATGTAAGTCAGGACAATGGTGGCAAGACAATCCTCAACGTGGCCTAGCTAACAACAGCGCATGTTACACAGAAAAGCCAGACTTCGAGGCATTCCTAAATGAATGGGCAAGTTTATATGAGTCAAGATCAGGAGAGCGAGGTATGTTCTCTAGAGTCGCAAGTCAAAAGCAAGCTGCAAAGAACGAGCGACGAGATGCTACCTATGATTTTGGAACTAATCCATGTAGCGAGATCATCCTACGGCCTTACCAATTCTGCAATCTATCAGAAGTTGTTGTCAGGGCAACAGATACGTTGTCAGACCTCAAACGAAAAGTACGTACTGCGACTATCCTTGGAACTTTACAGGCTACCTTAACTGACTTCCGTTACCTGCGTAAGGTATGGAAGAACAACACAGAGGAAGAAGCATTACTAGGAGTATCACTTACAGGGATCATGGATCATCCGACGTTGTCGGGAAGGAGAGACAAAGGTGTCCTCAAAACGTGGCTTACTGAACTCAAGGAAGAAGCGATTAGAACTAATGCGGAGTGGTCTAAGCGTCTTGGCATTAACACTTCTGCTGCCATCACTGCTGTTAAGCCTTCCGGTACTGTTAGTCAGTTGGTGGATTCTGCATCTGGCATCCATCCTCGATATGCAAGCCAGTACATTAGGCGAGTAAGGGCCGACTCACGTGATCCTTTGTGTTCTGTCCTAGAAGCCGCTGGAATCCCCGTAGAGGACGATGTAATGTCACCCAGTACCAAGGTATTTAGCTTCCCTATAAAGTCTCCTGACGGGGCTGTAGTGGCGTCTGAGATGGGTGCAATGGAACAACTTGAACTATGGGAGATCTATCAGGACTTTTGGTGTGAGCATAAGCCATCGATGACGTGCTACTATAGGGACGATGAGTTCCTTGAAGTAGGGCAATGGCTTTACAACAAGTTCGATAAGATAAGTGGGGTATCATTCCTTCCTTATTCCGAACACACATACCAACAAGCTCCTTACGAGCCTATAGATTTAGAGACCTATGAGAAGCTGAAGGAGGAATTCCCAGAGACGATTGATTGGAACATCTCTGAGAACTCTGACATGACGGAAGGGTCTCAACAGTTAGCCTGTACCGGGAATAACTGTGAGTTGTAACTTATGGGGCTTCGGCCCCTTTTTTATTTAATCTTCTAATACAGCCGCCGCTGTTCCTATAGAGTTTTTAAGAGCAGGAATTTGCATAATATGCTTAAAAGCTTTTTCAGGCTCCAACGTAATAAGATCAATACCTGCTTTTCCGCCCTGCTCAATCAACCCACCAGCAGGTGCAATACTAAGAACAGCAAACTCATAAGGGTTAGCTTTAAATTGATTGAATCTGTACTGATCTACTGGCGCTTTGTTCAAGGTCAGGACAGACAAAGGTTGGTCTACCACTGCTTTAAACAGCAACTCTTCTCCGGTAATCTTGTCTTCTCCTCCTGAAAAAACAAAGTCACGAGCTTCGTCAATAACAGAGTAACCTACTCCTGCACTAGCTATGTAAAGAGCAGCGTTTTGAGAAGCTTGACCTACATTACCATCCATAAGATTGTCGAACACTTTCTTACGTAAGATGGAACGTTGGACAATAGCAAAGCCCATTAAAGTATACAATGGACGAAGGTATGGAGACTTAGCCCAACGCAAAGGGCGACCTGCTACAGAGATAAGCTGTTGTTGTCCTAAGCCTGCATACGCAAGATCAGTCATTAACCTTACTTCTTTTTCCGACATAGCTTCTATGTTCTTACCGTGTTTGCGGAAAGCATTGATAATAGTAAACCTGTCTGCTTCAGAAAAGTAATTTGCCCACTTACTATTAAACTCGCCTTTCTTAGCTAAGTCATATCCGTTTTCTATAACACTGTTCATGACGGCTCTTTTACCTAGCCTGTCCATACTGCTGAACAACGTTACTTTAAAACCTTTCTCTAATCCACTAGCTAAAGCTCTGTTTGCTTTGTCCAAACGTGAAGGGTCGTCAGCCATGCGATTAAGCTCATCTACTAATTTACCGGCGAACTCTCCCTGTGTTTGTCTGTTAATACCTGAAAGCTTAGGATCAACAAAACTTTTTTGTCTCATATTAAAAGTACGAGCAGCGCCACGAATTGTTGAAGCAACTCCGTTTAAAAGAGGAGACACAAACACATCATGAAGGTTTAGCACTGCTGACTTTAATGACAGTAAAGTACCTCCGTAGCTTAGTGTCGATATAAGTTGAGCAACAGCAGGAGCGTGTTGTTGAGAACCTATGACCATATCTTCAATGATTCTAGCTCCTCTAGCCGCCACTTCTTCTGGTAAATCTTCAGCTAGTCTTTTGGCAATACTACTAAATGCTTCTTGCCCAGTAGGGTTTTTAACACCTAGAGTACCTACATCTGTACGTTTGGCTATTTCATTAAGGAAGTCGTTTTGACTTAAAAGTCTAAAATCAGTAAGAAAAGGATTCTGATACTGTTCAATCATCTCGTCATCAGCTACGCGCCTATTAGACAACGCCTTCCTAGATTGATCTTGTTGTACTTCTAAATAATTTTTTCGCCCTTTATCTGCATAAGTACGCAGTGACTTACTTATAGGCTGAACCTGTACGTGTAATCTTTCAGTCTGTACAGATACTTCTTCTCCTATATTTAGACGTTGTTCTTTAAATAACTGACCTCTAAAGTTCAGATAGTTATTAACTGCTTTTAATTGATCACGGTTAACACCCGCATCAGAAAGCCTCTTTAAAAACTGAGCGCGATTATTTCCTTTTATTCCTCGTGCGTAGTCAAGCATAGCTTTAGCAGCTTCTTTGTTTGTTCTCCACATCTGTATTACAGGTACTGCAGGAAGAAGAACTTCATCATAAGCTCTGTTCATTTTACCGCCAGAAGACTCAGCCGCTACTTTAACTAATCCTGATAGCTGAGGACTAACTTTATAGTAAAGTGCATCTTCTGCTGTATCTAAAGTTTCAGTAAAAAATCCTACGTCTTTCTTTGCGGCTTGTCTTCCTAGTTCAAAAGTAATTCTTTTAGGGGCATCAGTCATTCTTCTTAGTTCAGAAAAATCTCCTGACTTTTGAAACTGTCTACGTAAGTTGTATTCAGTTTGCATTTGCTCTCTGGCTTTCATAAACGAAGTAAACTGATCGTCAATAGCTGCTTTAATGTCAGCCTTCTTATCAACCTTACCTATGCCGGGAATGTCGTAGCCTTTTTTAGCGTCACCAGTAGCCTTGATACCTGCGTACTCAAAACCTCCATCTACTCTTTTAACTTTACCGCCACTACCGTCAGGAGTAAGGGATCGAGCTTCTATTTGAGGTCTATTAGCATCAGTCATCTTTTTGATGTCGTCTGATATGCCTTTAGTAATAGCAGATTCTTGAGCAGCTTCTACTAAAGCTTTAGTACCTATTTGCTCTGCTGTCTTTGTCATACCCAAACCAGCAAGATCTTTTAACGCAGAGGTAAACTTAGTAGGATCACGAGCAATTTGAACAGCACCGCCGCCTCCTGCAGTAGCTATAGTAGCTAAGAGTCTAGGTCCATACAAAGCAGCAGTACGTTCTTCCATAAAAGGACGATCTAAATCAACCGCTGTTCCTGACATCATTTCACGAAGACTACGTACATCGTCGCCTGTAAAAAACTCATAACCAACACGAGCAGGGGACGCAAGAAAGTCAACGGTATCTACAGCAAGACCTACACCAGCAGAAGACATTTCTTGAATACCCTCTGCTAAGTTCTCAAGTACAGTATCTTCAGCCGCCTCCAAGTTGTACGCAGCCTGAGCCTGTTCTTTCTGTGCTTCGGTAAGCTCTTCCTCTAGACGCGCCCGTTCAGGAGCCGCTTCATACATTTTAAAAATGTTTGTAAGATCTTCCTCAGTAGGAGGTTTATCTCCAGTTAACGAAAGAACACGACCACTAGTTGGGTCTGTAACTTCATAAGTAGGCATTATTTAATTTCCTTAACCTTATAACCACCTATTGTTTTTGTTTCTGCCTCTTCTTCCTCTGGAGGCTCTTCAACTGGGGCAGGAGTACCTTCTCCTAGCTCTGCTCTACGTTGTTCAAGTAATTCTTTAATTTGCCCGTTTTTAGCAACTTCAGCTAACTCATAAGCAAGAGCTTTTATCTCCTCTTCGCTTGGATCACTAAACCAACTAGTATCTAATTGCTTTTCAGCCGTATCTAAGAACGCATTTACTTGAGACGCAGTAGGAGGTTTAGCTAGTTGTCTTTCTAGTGATCTAATATCAGATTTAATTGCAGACTTTCTTGATACCTCTTTAGACACTTCGTTTCGGACAGCCGTATTGAGAGAATTAAGTGCTTGCATTGCTTGCTTTCTTTCACCGGGATCCCATGTCTCCTTTGCATTAAAATTAGGCTCTTTAATATCATTAAGTTCTGATAAGAACTGCTCCTTCAGTTGAGGATCAATGTTAGAACTTTCAATTCTTTCTCTCAACGCAGTTTTTGGAAGCGGTGCTTTTTTCATTGCTGCGTTTTCTTCTGCTATTGTTTGAGCATTTTTAAATTCAAGAAGAAATTTATCATCTTTAAGTTTATCATCTTTTATCGCATCAATAACATTACCAAAGCCAGATCTTTCAGCGTTCCTTTCAAACTCAGCAATAGATTTCTCAGGTACATTGTAATAAGCTTGACTTATAGCTTGTTCTTGTTTTAGACGATTTTCCTTATCTAGTCTATTCTGGGCCAACTCTCTATTGACTTCTCTATCGGCTTCTGCCTGAGTACGTCCTTTAATAGTAGAAGGATCTACGCCTGCCTGAACCGCAACTTTTGCCATAATATCTTCAATACGCAACTTTTCTTTTTCGGTAGCTGCTGCTTGTCTTGCCGCCTCTAAACCAAGAAGACTTTTTTTAGCGCTTTCTCGCATAGCCGTGTCTCTGGCAGTAGTCGCAGCAGCAAGTTGGTCAGGTGTTTTTGCTTTTTGTTGCATATATTCTGCGCGTTCAACAGCACCCATATTTCTAAGCAATGCCATTTCTTCTTCATCTTTTTTCTTCTGAGTCAGCATTCCGGGAAGTTGACCTAAAGCAGCACCTGCCCCGAATAAACTTTTAGACATAGCAGGGTTTGCTAAGTTTGCTAAAAAACTCTGTGCAAAGTTAACCATTATTCTTTCCTCACTTAAGTACTTTTAGGAAATAAGCCGCCTATAGCGCCACTCAGCATGCTACCGCCTACACCACCAGCAATGTTTGCCTGTCCTGTAGCCGCTGCCAGAAGACCCTGAAGACCTGTAGCGTACGTTTGTCCGTACGTTCCTGCTTGTTGTGCAATGGCTTGACGACGTTGCTCTGCCGCTGTCATACCGGGCTGTAGAGCATTCAGCAGTTGAGCCTGAGGTAGGTAGCTACCAGCCAACATACCCTGTCCTAACTGTGCCGTTTGCATTCGTTCTTGTCCTGCAAAGTTCATAGCGTTTAACATAGCAGTGTTACGGGCTTCTTCCTGCGCTTTAGCTAGAGCCAGTCCTTCAGGAGTACCACCAAACATATCTGTACGTACACCCAAACGACCTTGTGCCGCTAGTCTGTTCTCTAACGCTAGACGCTCTCGCTCCTGCTGAGGAGACATAGCCGTCATCATTCGATCAAAGACTTGCTGCTCTCTTTCTTCTGGAGACATAGCCGCTTGACCAAACAAATTACCTGCGCTCTGGAATAGCTGTTGCTGAAACGCTTGCTCTTCTGGAGACATTTGTATGCCATATGACATTTGACCAGTAACAGGGTCTTGAGTCATACCAAACTGTCCACCTGTCGCAGTAGTAACAGTATAAGGTTGAAACTCCAGCATTCCTGATAATCTGTCTGCTAGTCCGCCGGGACCAGAAAGCTCAGTAAACGCTCTTTCGCCTATGTCGCCAAGATCGCTGTAGCCTCTTTCAGCTAAAGCAAGACCTGCAGCGCCTAAACCCAAGGCACCTGCACTGGAAGAGGCAAAATCCCCTACATCCCCAAGTAGTTCTTTTAACCAATCTGGCATTAGTATGTACCTCCATCTATTGTTCCTGTTGACAGAGTTCCGTTAAAGGTCAATGCAGGAATTGTTACTGTTCCTGTAAAGGTGGGTGAAGCAAGATCAGCTTTCGTTGCGATTGCCGTAGCAATGTTATCAAACTCTGTCTCAAACTCTGTTCCTCTAATAATTTTGCCAGCGTCACCAGAAGGTAGACTATCTTTAGCAGCAAAATCGGTAGTCTTTGTATAATTACTCATATTGTTTTACCTACTAGTGCTAGTACATTTATTTCTTGTAAAGATAATTTGAACCCGTCAATGTCAGATTCAACCCCAATATTTAAAGTCCCACCACTGCCGTTAGCATTGATAGAATTTCTTGATGTTAATTCGCCAGAAGAAAACTCGCTTGAAGTAGCAGGCGTCAGTGTAGCAACGTTTGTCTTATTTCCTCCTATCTCTACCCAAAATATTCCTGCTACAGGAGGGCCTGAAATAGGTTGTAGTTGTCTTTCAAACCAACTATCTCCGTTTAATAAAGACCCACCACCCGAACCTACTGTGGGTTTATAAGGAAAAAGTCCAAACGTATCAAACTCACCTAAGTACTTATTTACTACATACACTCCGTTTGTCAGTGTGGAAGAAATACCCAAGCTAGACAACTCAGAAAAACTGGGATACTCTGATACGCCAAACTCTGCAATACCCTGTGTAGTTAAGTTTATAAATTCAGAAGCGTAAGTAGTGTTGAAATCGTAAGCCCAGTTTAAAAACAAACGTGCGCCGCTACCTCCAACAATAGTAGGTCTTAATTTTTTAAGAAACTTAAGTCTGGCTGGGTCACCAAAAGTAAGTTCTGGACTGAAGTATTTAAAGCGATAGGAATTACCGTTGTCTTGATTACCAGAGTAAGTGCCTATGCCATGACTACTACCAATAAGTAGAGTACCGTCATCTTTTCTTTCGTAACTAGTAAAGCCAGTGCCGGGCCAGCGAGTTACTCTGTACGCTCCGTTTTCTATCGTACCTCTAACATCAAAACAAAAGGTTACGTCTTGCTCCCTGAAAGTCAATAAATAAAAGTTTTCTTCTGGATGGTACACCGATGTAAATGTTTCTCCTACAGAAGACAGTAAAGATATTATGTCTTTTGTTATTGTTGCCGATAGATTGCTTAAAGGCATAGACTTTTCTTGTATTGTCCTACCAAAACTACGCAATCCTGTGTAAGACAAGAACAACACGTCTGTACCAGTGTACTGTACAGTGTCTCTGTCAACACATCCTACGCCTGACACGGTGTCTTTCAATACCATATTCGATGGATCAGTAGCGCCTGAGTACACAACAATACTATGCTTACCAAATATGATAAGAGCCTCGTTGTGAGCCGCTAATGCTACAATCTCATCACGACCATCAGGCCATACAGTAGTAATATCAATAGACCCTGACGAGCCTCCAGACCACGCATGTCCTATAAGTATGTCAGACCAATAGATAGTAGATTTGTCTGTAGTAAAGTCAGCCGTCCACAAACGACCATAAGCGGCAAGCACCTCATTGCCATACATTGATGTTGTTAATCCAGCTTGGCCAGTAAGTGAGCTGTCATCCATTTCAACAATAGCCGCGTTAGCATTGTTATAGACAAGCGGCTTATATCCACGCTGATAAAAATATAAGTGATCGTTAAAGTTGACCATCTTCCAATTGTTTGCACTGATGGTATAACTGCCGGGCGTAGCGTCAACAAGAGTAGTAGTACCAGTCATAATTTTGTTGTTACCAACAGAAAAAATAACCGTGTTACCAGCATCGTCTTTAAATTCTTTTACAGCTTGTATGCTTGCTGCTCCTAGTACTGTCTTATTAGTAGTAGTTACAGATAAACCTTTACGTGCTGCAACTCGACCACGCTTGTCAATAACTGCATTGTCAGCTATTTCAGCAAACGACGGATCTTGCGCCAGCGGAGAATCTTCTGTGTTGATTCCTTTAAAGCCGGGAGCTACAAGATTTATGCTTTTTAGTTGTTGAGCCATACGTACCTCAAGGTGTATAGAATACTACTTCTTCTGGGTGTCGTCCTGCATCTTGTGTTATTGCATCAGACAAGTATTGATTAGCTATGTTAAAGTACTCTTGAGTTGATGTTCCTCCAGTCTCTCCTCGCTCTCGTGCTGCTAGTGCTACGGCAAGATGAATAACAGGAGCAGAAGGTATTTTTAGTTTGTCAGTGTCTGTACTAAGATCTGCGTTACGTAACACACAATTAAAACGTATTGAGTACACGCCGTCAGGTTTAGGGTACAAATCTACTAAAGTGTCACCATCGCTATCTACGCCGTTGTAATTAAAGTATTGTGGCGATCCTGTTTCTGGCGAAGACAACAAAAACTTAGCATCAAACCACTTAGCTGTTTGATACTCCATAACAGAGTTTGACGTGTCGTTTAACACGTTAAGTTCTTTAATGCTGTTTTGACTGCCTGTAAGCGAGTAGTTAAAAATATTTGCTTGAGTAGTAATCGTTAAGGTTGTTCTTAAAGCAGACCAGTCCCAAGCGTTTTCTACTAAATCTTTAGCGTCGTTGACAATATCACCTATTAGTTTACTGTAGGCAGTGTCTTGTACAGAAGTAACTTCTGACTCCCTAAGCCTACGTAAAACATTATTTACTAAGTTTAAATACGTCATGAGAATAAACCTTTTCCTGTTCCTAGTCTCGACATCATCTTGAGAAGCTCGACATCATAATCTTTTACTGTATAGGGTACTCCTACAAAAGGAGTCTGGGCATAGCTAAATGTAGGTTGCGTCAACATACCTCCAAAGGCACCACCTCCTGCTGTTGAAGATCCACCCCCGTCATCACTATCATCTGTTCCACCGGTTTCTGTTTCTTCAGGCTCGTCACCACCCGTAGTTGTGCTGCCACCACCCACAGTTGTGTCACCTTCGCCCGGAGTTGTGCCACTATCGCCTGTAGTTGTGTCACTACCGCCCACAGTTGTGTCACCTTCGCCCGGAGTTGTGCCACTATCGCCTGTAGTTGCGTCACCGCCGCCCACAGTTGTGTCACCTTCGCCCGGAGTTGTGCCACTATCGCCTGTAGTTGTGTCACCTTCGCCCGGAGTTGTGCCACTATCGCCTGTAGTTGTGTCACCGCCGCCCGTAGTTGCGTCACCTTCGCCTGTAGTTGCGTCACCAGTACCCGTAGTTGCGTCACCTTCGCCTGTAGTTGTGTCACTACCGCCTGTAGTTGTGTCACTACCGCCTGTAGTTGGGTCACCAGCACCCGTAGTTGGGTCACCAGCACCCGTAGTTGGGTCACCTTCGTCTTCCTCTTGGTCTACCCCACCAGTCATCAAGCCACCGTCGTCATCACTTTTTGGGGTATCGCCGTCATCATCTAACAGGTCATTAAGCCAGTCAAGAAGTTCTCCCCCAACGCCACCACCTACAATAACTTCTATCAGACCCGGAGGTAAGTCTTCTTCTTCTATTTCTCCACCAAAGACCTCTTCAATAACAGATATAGGGTCTTCTACAGTAGTCATTATTTCTTGCCAAACGTCGCTACCTAACTCCCCTAAAACCTGAGGTACAGTGACGTTACCGTCTAAGATGTCTTGTATAGTTCCTATGATTGTAGGTGAAGGTGGTAAAGGAAGTCCGGGTATTCCGGGCAAGAAGATACGCCCATTTCTCCAATCAATGTCGGGGAATATAACGCCTATCATGCCACTCATGATGCGGTCTATTTCTCCTCCTAAGAGACCTCCGGGTATAATACCACGTAACCAGTCAAAGAAATCTTCAAAGCCTGTTTCAGTAGGGATAGAGCCATAGTTGTTGTTAATAACTTCAGCAAGCACTGCATTAGAAACACCTTGACCTGACTGTAGTAAACTAAAAACTTCGTTTAAAGTAGGAGTAGTCGTTACAGGCTCTGGTGCTGGCTCTGGTTGAGGCTCTGGTGCTGGCTCAGGCTCAGGCTCAGGTTCTGGTTCTGGCTCAGGTTCTGGTTCTGGCTCAGGCTCTGGTTCAGGCTCAGGCTCAGGTTCTGGCTCTTCTTGTTCAGTGGTATCCTCATCTATGTCATCAGCGTCGTCGTCTATAGTGTCAGTAGTGTCTTCAAGAATATCAAGCTCTTCTTCTTCTTCCTCTGGTTCGGCTTCCTCTTCAGCTTCCTCTTCAGCTTCCTCTTCAGCTTCCTCTTCAGCTTCTGTTACAGGCTCTTCGGCTGGCGTTTCTTCAGCCTCTTGTTCTTCTGTTGATTCATCGTCTTCCATAGAAGGAAGATCATCGTCTTCACTAGTATCGTCTATAGCATCCTGAATAGGATCGTCTTCTTCTGTTTCTTCAGTGTCATCAGTATCTTGAGAACCAGCAGCGCCTTCTTCTTCTTCTTGGGTTTCTTCCTCTTCTACTTCCTCTTCTACTTCCTCTTCTACTTCCTCTTCCGGTTCGGGTAAAGTAGGAGGGTCTACTTCTAGCTCATCATCAATAACATCAGGATCTTCTTCTTCTTCCTCAACGTTGTCCTGAACCCAATCATTAACTTCACCTGTCTCAGACGCAAGAATATCAACAACAATATCTACAATGTCGTGGTAGTCGTCAACATCGGTTGGATCTAAGCCGTCAAGAATGTCTACAATTCTAGAGTCTATGCCTTCAGGTACTTCTCCTGTTTCAGCAATTTCAGCCAAAACATCAAGCAACTCTTGGGCTTCTTCTCTATTGTCCCCACGATAACCCGGAAGCCGTTCTCTAATTCGACCTATTGTTTGTTGGTTGTAACGTCTTTGAGCTTCTGCTTGTTCTTCTTCTGTTAGCTCTCTGCCTATATAATTACGTATGGCCGTAATATAATCTTCAAGCGTAGCTCTGGCTCTGCCACCAGCACCGCCAGCAGTGTCTCGAACTCGATACATTTCATTAAAAATTGTAGTGTATTCGATTTCTCTAGTGTCGTCATCGCTACCGCGTGTTCTTGACATTTATTTTTCCCTCGATACGCCTTTGGTTTTTTCATACGAGCGCATTGCACCTAGACCAAGCATACCCATCAGTACAGGCATCATAGTCTCTAAGTCAATCAACGGTACAGAAACCTCAATAGCTAACAGAGCTAATACAAAGTTGGTAAAAGGTATAACCATAAAATTACCTGCCATACCTAAGACACAACACCAACCAACTGCAGGTCTCCAACCAGAGACAAACAAAGACTTGTGCGCTGCTTCTGTCTTGTTTACTTCTATTTGTGCCTTTGCAAGCTCCTGAGCGTGTCTCTGAGCCATGGTCGCCACCTCGTGGGCCAACCTAGCCTTCTGGTCCTTGTCCTGTATGAACTTGTCTAGAAGCCCTGTGACAGGCCCTATGAGCGCCTCTATCATCTAAAGTACTCCGCAACAACAATACTAGCAATAATAAATGGATACATTGACAACACAAGTCTTTCCAGTTTGTCGAACCTTTTACCACCTTCGTCCAATTGCTTGTTAATCATTTCGTAACGCACAGCACACTCTCGTTCGTGGCCTTCGATACGTGCTAAGAGTTCTTCAGTTTTTGTCATTTGAAACCACCTGCAATGAATATCACTAGAACTGCTACGACGCCTAAGCCAACAGAAGCTAACAACATGCCTAGTATTTGTTCTTTCATTTCTTGCTGTCGGTAAACAGCATCTTGTCTTTGTTTTATTACTTGCTTCTTAATGTCTCTCAACTCTTTCAAACCTTGGTTACCATAGGCCATGCCTATGATGCTGTGTAGTTCTTTGCGTTGAGCTTCTATCTTTTTCTTTCTTGCAAAAGCTTCTAGTGCTTCAGCTTCGGCAGACTTAGCAAACACCATTTTCTTAAACGGGCTTGGGTTGCTCTTCTTCGACTCATCAAACAGTACGTCACTAGCTGCCCCGTACCATTTTGCCACTTGTCCCAGAGTATCCTCTGCTGAACGTCCTGCCTCAACAAAGGCTTTTGTCATTGCAAAGGCTTTACTAGCGGCGGCTATGGCTGTTACTGGATCAATCATTAAGTTCGTTGATTTGTTGTATTACTTGTTTTACTCTACTTTCTGTTTCAGTAATATCAATAGAGTTGTTAGTATAAATTACTTTTGTAGAAAAAGTTCCTGAGTTTTCTCCATCAGTCCAGTTTCCTTCTACTCTAGTATCTCCATTTGATGGGGCTTCGTATGTTAAAGTAATCATGTATTAACCACCATTGTAGTATTGCCAGAGCCGTCCCATTCAGAAATAAAGTTAGTGTGTTCTGAAGAAGTAAAGTCGTTTGCAAACCACACCCAGTATACGCCTATGGTTTCGCTATCAACAAATGTTGAATCAGACTGTGCCAAAGTAACCGTACCGCCAGTAATATCAAGTGTTACGCCAGTAATTGCTGTATTTACTGGTCTTATTGAAAGATCAGCTACATTCTTTACCCCAAACCAAAACGCACTAGCAGAAGGATCTTCTGGCTGACCCGGAATAATTACTGGGCCGCGTGCCGCGTATATAATATCAAGCGATGTGTTTGGACTTGAAAATGTTAATGTAGTTGGACTGACAGATCCTGAATCAGCGCCAGTCGACCCATAAAAACCATAATATCTGATAGTACTAAATCTGCTGCCTGTATCTCCTTGAGTAACAGTTACTGATGTTTGAGAAACAAGATCGGTAAGAAAATCACTAGCACTTGCGCCGTACCAGTCTGAAAAGTCCATTGTTGAACCGGCAGACGCATTAATTAAGTCACGAACATCTGAATCATTAAGATTTACGGGTGTGCCTGTAGTGCCACCCGCCTCTACATGGATATCGTTTAAACTAATTGCACCAGAAGATTGTAAGGCCATTATGCAGTACCAAACGCTGTAACATCGCCTTCAGCAACTAAAGCGCCTGTTGTGGTTACTTTAAACACAGCCGCACCGTTGTAACTGAATATTAAGTTATTACTTGTTTCTTGCACTGTCCAACTTCCAATAGTTAACGTAGATGGATTAGTACCCACTTCGATGACATTTCCACCCGTGTCTTCGGTATATAGTCTTTTGTTAGTTAGGTCAAAGGCTGGTTCGCCTTGAACAAGATCGGAGGCAGCAGGAGCGCCTGATCCGTTTTTAAGTTTAATTGTAGTAGCCATTACCAAGGCACTCCTTGAGTTCGTAAAGTATATTGTCCATTTGCTACTGCGTCTGCAACGCTTTGCTCTACATCAGCTAAAAAGTTGTCATCTGACGCAAGACCGTCTTTTACCCATTGAATAACTTGTTCTTCAGTTAACGAGTCATAATCAATAAAGTCATCATCATTAATTCCTGTAGTTTCTATTTGTTGATTTCCGAAACTAAAACCATAATTTCCATCAGCATCAGAATCAGAGCAATACCAAAACACGTTTTTAACTACATCAGATCTACCATCCGATGTGTTAAGACGGTCCATGTGCAGTATTTTCCAAGTAATAGCCATGTGTATTCCTAAGTAATTGAAACGGTATAAGTAGTAGAAAAATCTGGAAACAATCTTGTTCCCGGCCATCTCCAACGCGCATATCCTTTTACAGGTGAGCTTGAAATTGTAGTAGTAAATGTTGCGTCTACTCTATTGTAAGAAACATCATGACCTGTTCGAGTAGATCGTATTGTCGTAAAACCTGTGTTGCTTAGTGCAGTCAAGCAATAGATATCAAGGTAGTTATTTAAGCTTATTCGATTACTAAAGATTGCCCTTATATAACCCGGCGTTGACACTGAAGATGATGAAGCGATGCCTTGATTTCCGGGATCAAATGTCTGATCACTTAGCGTAGCGCTGTTTGCGTATGTAATTGGAGTAGATGTAATTGTGCTTGAAGTGTTAATAGCGCCTATATATGTCTGCGTACCAGTTAGTAGAGTAGCTGAGTATCCTGAACTAGCCCCATAAAAGTCTGCAAACTCCATTTCAGAAGCCGAAGAAGCACTAATTAATCCACGTATGTCTGAATCGTTAATAGCCGCCTGAGTGCCTGTTGTGCCTCCAGCTTCAACATGAATATCGTCTAAGCTAATTTGTCCTGAAGATTGCAAAGCCATTATTGAGACTCCAATGCTTCAACACGAGCTTTGAGTTCTTTAACAGCTTCTACTAACAAACCTGTTACAGCATCGTACTCAACTACATAGTATTCAGACTCATCATCGCCTGTCTGCAAAGGCAGTGCCTGAGACTTAACTGCTTCTGGCAACACCTCAATAATTTCTTGCGCTACAACACCAGCCGCTTTTTCACCATTGTGGTCTCGTACAAAGGTCACACCGTTAATCTGACCTACCTTGTCGAGTGCATTAGAAATGTTGGTAATGTCAGACTTGAGGCGACGATCCGAAATAGTAGTTGAGTAAGCAATAACATTGCCATCTACATGAAGATCCCCACCACTCGTAAGGCGCATTTCTTCAGCACCGTTAGTTGCCCAGCCGAGTGTATGATCCTGCGGGCTAAACATTCCTGTGTTTGAATCACCATTAAACGAATAGCTTGGTGAAGAAACGCTACCGTCACCCGTCGTTATGTAACCGCCAAAGTAATTTCTTACGGCATCTGTAATGTAAACACCGTAAGCGTTTGTTGGTTTTGTACCTGAATAGTTACCGTAGAATAGATAACCATTTGTTACAGTATAAGAAGCATCATCAGAGTCGTTTTCGTCATACTCTGCTCGAACAACGTAAGCATTTGAAATCGTAATAGCAGACGATGTTTTGTTATCTAATTGAATCTCTGCTCTAACACCATTAAGTTGAGAAATGTCAGATGTGTTTGTATTTGTAACTTGCGCTATTCCAAAAACAGCAGAATAACCAGTGCTGCTTTGTGAGCTTGTGCTTTGAGCTAGTGCAAGCCCATATAAACCATAAGTGTGAGTTACTATTCCACTGCCTGAACTTAAGTTTGTCCCTTGTCCATATGTACCTATATTGTTAGATACTGTTCCAGCATCTTGGTGTGCCTGACCTATTCCAACTGTTGATCTAATATTTGTGACTTGATTAGAACTACCAAAATTATCTGCACGAGAAATCGAATAATTCCCATAAATTAAATCGCTATCGCCGCTTGCAGTAACAGCAGTATGAACTCCATAAATTCGATGCTCATGATTTGTGTCACCGCCTGTTGCAGATGAATCTACATCAATATTTAATCCAATATGGTTTCGATCATTAGTTGTCGCACCTGATCCTGAAATGTTGTAATCAAGCCTCATTGCATTAAATGCAGAGTCAGGCGCTGTATCTGTTGCTACTATATTAAAGCCATTGCTTGCGGATGAAGTAATATCTAAGCCGTCAGAATAAACATCTTTAAACCTAAATGATGACGAGCCTAAAGTAGCAACACCATCTGTACCTGTTCCTGTGGCTTGACAAGGTATTATTTCGCCGCCATCTCTAAATCTCAGACCCGAATCTGTAGAGCCATCATCGTGTGCAATAAATAACTCTTGTCCAGCAATGCCAATGACTCCCTGTGAAGCACTATTTTTGCGAAAATCTATAAGAGTGCCGTCAGAAGTTAGACGATTAACAATTAGTGCAGTGTCAGCTTCAGAAACTATTGACTGACGGCCTGTTGAATAAATCCTAACTCCTTGAGTCGTGTTGTCTGCAGACGTTTTACCAATCAACAAGTTGCCGCTGGAGTCGATACGCATGCGTTCCGTACCGCCTTGGCTAAACGTAAGCTCTGTTGTTGTGCTACCAGAAACATCAATGCCTGCTGTTTGATTTGCTTCATCAGCCTCAATCTTTAGCATTGGATTGTTTGTAGCGCCTTCAAGTCTAAATCGAGCTAAATCTAATGCTCCTGAAGAAGCGCCTTTAACGTGAAGTAAGTTAGCTGGACTGCTAGTGCCAATACCGACGTTGCCGCTAGAGTTAATACGCATACGCTCTGTATTGTTTTGACCAAACAATAAGCTGGTATTGTCTCTCAACCACACATAGCCGTTGGTATTGCTGTGCTGACCAAAATCAATACCTGTGGTCCCACTTCCGCCTGTTGCTCTAAAATAAGTAATTCCAGTGCTAGAAGCATGAACCTTTTGTGCTGGACTAGTAGTGCCAATACCCAGCGACTCTGCAGAAGCATCCCAGAACAGCTTCGCAGTCGTACCCGTGTCCTCAAACAACGAAACATCGCCGTTGGCATCAAATAAAGCTGTTCTTGTTGCACTGCTTCCTCGTGCAATAAGGGTTGCGTCTGTGCCGCTAACACCAGAATCGTTTGTATCAGATACAAGAACTATGGCGTTGCCGTTTTTAAACTCAAAGGCATTCCCGTAAACCGAGTCTCCAGTTGTAATAATTCCGTTAATACTGCCGTTAGATGTTGGAATGCTAATCTGGTCGCCTTCTGCGCCTAAAGTCAAACCATCAGCAGTCACTGTGCCGGTTACGTCAATGTTGCCTGTGCCAGTAATATTATTACCGTTAAGATCAAGATTACCGCCTAGCTGAGGAGTAGTATCTTCTACTACGTTTTGTAGTGCAGAGTCGGCAGTAGAGCCTTGGACCGCAGTAGCGTAATCAGAGGAGTCAAATGCCTTAA